TACCCTGTGGTCTGGACGAGGTAGAGATCTAGTTCTATCATGTCTGTCAACCGATGGTGTTACACCCAGGAAGGTTTCTTGTAAATGCACCCGCTTTTTAGAGGAAGACCCGACAACCCAGGGTCCTGGCCCGCGACTTATGGCTCAGGTCGGACACTTGACCCGGGTGCCCGGGCCAAGGCGACAAGAAAGGATCGGCTTCGGAAGGGTCCGGCGTATAAGCCGTCAGGGCGCACTCTTGATCCAGGCCAACGAATAGAGGCGACTGCTTTCGCCAAACTGCAGGCGTTCAGCGGGCGTCAAACCTTGAATCAGCCTGGCGTGTGGGGGGCCCACATGCCGAAGCCAAGGCGATCTGCTGACAATCCGAACATACCCACGGGGGGGCCGCACACTTTGGATCCCGGGATGAGGGCTCGCCGTGAGGCGGCGACGACCAGACACTCCACCCCGCCCGTCCCGATGCAGGACCCGCTGGCGATGAGCAAGTTGTACAACTCAAAGGACCTGGACTACTACGGCAACGTAATGATGAAACACTTCGGAGTCTGACTATGGCTGGACGAAAGGGAACTTCTCGGGCTAAGGCACGGGGCAGAAACTATGCGGGGGGAATGAGGTCTAGTGTCACGGGTCAGACAATTTCAGCATGGGCTTTCAAGGGTGGTGGCGGAAAGGTAATTGGCGACCATCTTGCCCTGACAGTCGTTCCGCTCAACCGGCAGTACGATACGCCGACTGGTCGGGTCACCAAAGCCCGAAGGGCAATCAACCGGAATAAGGGCCGTAAGTAGATGGCTGGCTCAATGACCAACTACCTGGAGGTGAAGCTCCTGGATCACACCCTGGGCGTCACAGCCTTCACGATGCCAGAAACTATTTTTGTTGCCTTGCACTCCACCGACCCCGGCGAAGAGGCAACTGGTATCGAGGTCGTCGGGGGGCCTGCTCCTGGGTACGCTCGCCAGCCAACCGTATTCGGGGCCTCCACCTCGGGTGCGCCCTCTTCTATCAAGAACGCCACCGCCGGGGTGTTCCAGGATCTTCCCGCTGTTGCCGTGACCCACATTGGTTTGTGGGATTCATTGACTGGCGGAAATCTCCTTTACTACACTGAACTCACCAGTGCCCGTACAGCGGCATCCGGTGATAGTTTCAACTTTGAGATCGACTCCTTGGAAGTTAGGATGGCGTAATGGCATCAGCGTACCCAGCAGCACTCGACACGACGGCGGAGCAGCCCTCACCGACTGCCACCACCGACCTGAACGAGTCCGGCTACGAGCACGACGTTTTGCATCGCAACGCGTCCGAGGCCCTTATCGCGTTGGAAACGAAAGTTGGCCTTACCAACTCCAATGCCGTATCCGATTCGATCCTGACGGGAAAGGGAGCGGCGACCTCAGAGTGGGATACCTCACCGACAGTAAGTGGAACTTTTACAGCCGGCGCCCTGACGACCGGCGGAGCTGTGACTGCGACCGGAGATGTCAACGCTGCCGCCATTACGGGTACCGGGACAGTCACGGGGGCGAATCTGACTACTGGCGGAGATGTGACCGCAACCGGTGGAGTTACCGGGGCCACGATCACCGGCACTGTCCAGACTGCTGCCCAGGCCAATATCACTTCACTTGGAACCCTGACCGGGCTTACCCTGGCCGGTGCGGTCGCCTTTGTGGACAACCAGCTGACCCGCCCCGAACTGAAGGACTATTCGGAAGCCGTTGTCACTGTTGCGGCGTCGACCTCAACCCTGGATATCGACTTCCAGGATGGAAACGTCCATGACATCACCCTGGACGCTTCCACGGTCACGCTGACATTCACGGAGCCTCCTGCTTCGGGCAAGGGTGGTGCAATCACCATTATCGCCCGCCAGGACGCATCGGGTTCCCGGAATATCACATGGCCCGGCACGGTCAAGTGGGCTGGCGGTACTGCACCGACCCTGACCACGACCGCTACGCGGGCCGACATCTTCACCTTCGTAACGGTCAACGCTGGTGGCGAATACTTCGGATTCATCGCAGGGCAGGACTGGTCGTAATGCCTCTGGGCTTCGCAAGGTCGGCAGGACTGATGGGTGGAAGTGGGGGGTTTGAGTATTCGACTACCGGCTCGCCATCCACCCAGACCTATGGGATCTACACTTCCCTGAGGTATACCAGTTCCGGCACGTTCGTCATCGAGAGCAACGGTGCGGATCTAACCTGTGACGTTCTCGTCGTAGCCGGCGGAGGCGGGGGGGCGCAATCCAACCCGGGTCCTGGTGGTGGCGGCGGGGGAGGTTTCCGAGAAACGACCGGCGTCACGATGCCTACCGAAACGTGGACGGTCACTGTCGGTGCCGGTGGGAGTTACAGCAACCCTGGCAATAACGGCAACAGCTCTTCCTTCTCCGGCCCTTCTACCCCGACGTACTCAGCGAGTTACGGCGGCGGCGGTTGCTATTGGACATCCGGTGGCCGTCCCGGTGGATCAGGTGGCGGTGGTGCCTACTACGGCGGTGCGGGTTCCGGCAACGTCGGAGGGTACTCACCCCCCGAGGGCTATCCAGGCGGAGGCGGTTATGTGGCCTCCTATTCCAAGGGTGGTGGCGGAGGCGGTGCCGGCGGTAGCGGCGTCGCGGCCTACACCAGCTACATGACGCCGAGCCCGTATCAGAACGGCGGGGCGGGCCGGATGAACTACTATTACGATGGTTCGTCATCCAGCGCAGGATACGGAGGCTTTGCCGGTGGTGGAAGTGGCTACGCAGATGCAGGATGGTACGGCTACAGCGGTAATAACAACTCGAACTACACCGGGTACGGCCAGAGCGGTTCCGGTACGGGTGGCAGCGGTGCCGGGGGATCAGCCCAGCCCAACAACGGCGGTAGCGGTATCGTCATCATCCGATGGGTGACCCCCTCCTAAGCGACGAGCAGATACGGAAGCACAAAGCTGATCGTGTCGGCAAGCACCAGATCTCCCCTTCAAAGCGAGCAGCCGAAGATCACGCTGGGAACAGATCTCTCCGTAACGGGTTGCTAGTTGACGAAGCAACTCAGATGGAAGGGTTCATGGAACCCAACTACGAAATACTCCACAACCCGATGTCAGACAACTACCGGGCGTGGAAGGATGTGATCCTCGGGGGGTCCATTCCCTGGTTCTACTACGAGAGAACTATCGGATGGGATGGAATTGACCCGGCCAAGCATGTTCTTCCGTTGCTCAGCCATTGCATCCTGGATCGTCCCGACTGGGATGGATCCGGGTATCCAACCAAGAACCGGCATCAGGGGAACCCACTCGAAGAACAGACCGGGGCTGTCCTGGAAGAGATCTGTCACGCGAACGGTTTCCACCCGGAGTGGTACCGGATGGCAGTCAACTTCACGACGTTCTCCAAGGCGGAGGGCTCCCCGATCCATCGGGACCACGAGTTCCCCCACTGGCAGCTGTTGATCTACCTGACGGACTTCATCGGGGGGTGGACCTGGGTTGAGGGGAAGCGTTGTCCCACCCCGGAAGAGGACATGGTGATTACCTTCGACGGGGCACAACTACACCACCACGAGCCTCCGCTCGGTCCAGATGACCGACGGCTAGTGTTGGCCTGTACCTACAAACCGGTGGAGATACCTGATGACCTTCGCTAAAGACCCGGAGTGGTTGGATACGTTCATCTGCCAGTTCCAGATGGAAGACCACCCGTGCTTCGAGCAGACGATAGAAAGATCCAAGTCCTCGGGTCGGTGGCAACCGTCTACGGTGAAAGCCGGCGCGATGCCTTCGATACGGGACTCTCAGCAGATTGGGTGGGGGGCTGATTCACCAGCGGTAGAACACGAACCGCTTGTGGACTTCGCGCAGGAGTGCCTGGAGTCCTACCTGGACAAGTTGCCTGCCGCCAAGGACTGTCCAGACTTTGGACCGCACGAGGGATACAACCTCATCCTCTACAAGCCCGGCCAGGCGTACCACGGCCTTCACGCCGACCGGTGGCCGGTGGGGCGGCTAACCCATAGGTATCTGACATTCGTCATGTACCTGAACACCATCGAAGAAGGCGGGGAGATAGAGTTTCCCCAGCAGGGGGTGAAGGTCAAGCCAGTCGCAGGACGGGCGCTGGTCCATCCACCGGACTGGTGTTTCGCCCACAAGACCTATCCCTGCGACGAGGATAGGTTTGTCTTCAATATCTTCTATGGCTTCCCAAAAGAAAAGGAGCCTAGTATGTTGGAGCAATATGGAATCGAGTAGGAGCCGTTTTGGCACACTTCGCTGAACTGGATGCAGACAACGTAGTGCTGCGCGTCCTGGTGGTTGGCAACGCCGACACCTCAGACGCAGACGGGGTTGAGGACGCCACGATTGGCGTTGCCTTTCTCAACAACCTGTTTCCGAGTTCTGGGGCCTGGCTCCAGACCTCCTACAACAACAGCATCCGAGGCAAACTTGCTGCCCCGGGTAGCACCTACGACCCCGACGAAGACATCTTCGTAGATGCGAAACCGTTCCCCTCCTGGGTGCGAACCGGGTCCAGCTGGGAGCCACCTCTCGCTCAGGTCCCCGGCTATATATGGGAAGAAGAAACCGTATCGTGGGTGCAGCCCGATAAGCCGTTCGACGACTCAACATGGGTCGAGGAAGACGGCATTGGATACTGGGCACCACCCATCGCATATCCAGGGGCAAAGGATGCAGAGGGTCTGTTCATCGCGCCCTTCTTCGAGTGGGACCAGGTGGCTGGGGCTTGGGTAGAGCGTCTGGGCGACTAGGCGATGGTTGCCTACCGCGCTCAACTAATAGACGGGGAAGTAGCTGACCCCGGCATTGACTATGCCGACAGCGGGTATACCTACAGCGGCGCTGCTGTTGACCACACCACCCGGGCTACCTACACGACCGGGGCCTTCATTGACTACAACGAAGCCGGGATCGACTATCAGACCGGCTCGTTCAACTATGACGGCAGCGTTCCGGCCCACCCCACCTTCAATGAGCCTGGTCATACCTATAACACGACGACCTACAACTACAAGTTCGGGGCAGCCGACTATGTGCCTGAATACGCACAGTCAGGGTACGCCTATAGGTCAAGCCACAACTACAACTACTCGATAGAGATAGGGCAGTACCGGCACGAAACCTGGACGTACAACCAGGACGACATTGCCTATCCAGGCACCGCCACCGTCGGCGGAGTCAACCTGATTGCGGCGATCTTCCCGGTACCCCCAGCGATCATGGGCGCATCAGGAGTAATCGCCATCGTCGGGCTTGGAGGCTTCTCTGTTGCCCGGCCACACCCGAATGTTACTCTTGTCGTAGTCCACTATCACGATGTCAAGCTGAGAGCAGGGGTCTAATGGCGACCTATGACAAGGGCGACCAGGTACGGGTTACCGCCACGTTCACAACGGCGAATATCAACGCCGACCCCACGGGCGAGGGAGATGGCGTATCCGTGCAGCATCGGCAGCCGTCGGGCAATGTCTCACCAGATCCCACCCCGGTACGAAGTGAAACCGGTGTCTACTACGTCGATGTCACGTTGAACGAGGTTGGGCTACATGCGGTGAAGTTCACTGGGACAGAGGGGATTCTCGCTGCAAAGGTGATCGAGCTAGAGGTAGCAAAGTCTGTGTTTGACTTCTAAGCCATGGACCAGGGCAATGCAAGCAAAGACCGGGGTCAGCAGAACCGTAGACTGTTCCTGGAGGCATTGAAGGAACACGGGACCATCGAACGGTCTTGTCTGACTGTCGGGGTCGGTCGTTCTGCCTACGAGAAGTGGCGACAGCGTTTCCCCGACTTCGCCGCGAAAGCGGATGCGGTCAGAATCCAGGCGCTAGAAGACGGCCCGCCCCAGGACTGGGACGGTTCGTTCCAGACTTTCCGAGGTCAGTATTTCGGCCACTCGTCCCCCTGGTTTCATCTTCGCGCCATCGAGGCGTATGAAAATACTCGGCCTGGCAACATCACGATGATCCTTTGGCCTCCAGAACACGGCAAAACTACACTTGCCGAGGACTACTTCTGCTACAAGCTGGCTACCAATCCTGAGTTCCGCATTACTGTCGGATCCGAGGGCCAGGACATGAGCCGCAAGATTCTTGGGCGTGTGCGTGGTCGAATGGAGCCTCATGGGCCGTTCCCTGCATACGTCGGGAAGTTCGGACCATTCGTACCGCAGAACGCAAGTGGGCGTAAGACAACCCAGACCTGGGGAGCCGACTACTTCAACGTCTTCAAGAAGCAGTCATTTGATGAACGTGACTACTCGATGGTTGCCCTGGGTTGGCGCTCGAAGATCGCCGGTACCAGGACCGACCATCTGCACATTGATGACATTCAGTCCAGGGTTTCGCTGAACCTCACCCAGCAGATGTACGAGGTGTTTCGCCAGGACTGGTTGACCCGTCCCGGTGAGCAGGGACGCACAAGCATCAACGGTACCCGTGTCGGAGAGGACGACTTCTACGAGCGGATCATGGAGGAGATTGACGAGGACATCCTCCAGGTCATCCGTTTCCCGGCGATCATCACAAACGACGAGGGCGAGCCTGAACCCCTGTGGCCTGAGATGTTCTCGATGGAGAAGCTGGATCGAATCCGCCGCAAGGTCGGAGATGAGGCATGGTCCAGGAACTACATGCAGGAACCCACCAGTTCCGCATCAGCAACCTTTACTGACGAGTCCATCCAGAAATGCCTCAATCCCCTGCGTTCCACACTCCACGATCCACCAAAGGATTGCAGTATCTACATTGGCCTGGATCCGGCACTCGGGTCCAACAACTGTGTCGTCGCCGCTACCCCGCATGAGGGGAAGCTCAAGATCCTGTTCATCAGGGAGGATGTGGGGCTGAGTCGCAACGAACAGATTCTCGGCATCGTGGAAGATGCAATCCTTCGCTGCATGAAGAATGGCAGCACCGTGTCCGATGTGGTCATTGAGGCAATGGTGTTCCAGAAGGGGCTGTCCAGGGATGAGCGCCTTATCGAAATGACCGAACGCTACGGATTCAGGGTCAGGGAACACCTGACCGGAATCAATAAGTACGACGAGAACATCGGTGTTCCGTCAATGGCACTATCCTTCATGCGTGAGGAAATCGAGATTCCCTACGCTGGCGATTCGGTTACCCGCCACCAGGCGGATCAGCTGATTCGACAACTCAAGGCATGGCGTCCCCTGAAACGGGGGACCAAACTTCGACAGGATCAGGTCATGGCGCTGTGGTTTATCTGGATCCTGTGGCGACAGCGAAAGCAGGCATTTGACGTGGACTCTTCACAATTCTCGTTCAAGGCACTACCTTGGGGTAAATCTAGGACTCCATCCGCGAAAGTGATTGGTTGATGCACTCATTTGAGGAAGTCGTCGGGATCATCCGTCAACGACAGGAATCCCAGTCCGATCTCCTGAATCGCATGATGGAGATAAGGGAACGGTACAACGGTGATTATGTCATACCGCTGCCCTCCATGGAAGAGGAGCCACTCCTTCCTCCACTGACACCCGCGTTGATCAGTGAAAACATCGACGCCATAGCCCAGAGGGCCGCATCGGTCATGCCCTTTATCGGCTGCCCCGCAGTTGATCCAACCAAGGAACGGGGCCGGCGGTCCCGACAGTATGCCGATATCCGCAAGCGTGCCCTTGCCGCCACCTGGTACCAGAACCGGCTGAAGGTCAAGATGCGGCGGGCCTATCGCCACCTTGCGGGATATGCCACCACGGCCCTGGTTGTTACACCGGACTACCACCTTGGGATGCCCAAGGTTGAAGTCCGCGATCCCCTCGGTGTCTTCCCGGAACCACAGGCCGCAGAGAACTATGACATCCCCCGGAACTGTGGCTTCATCTATGGAAAGTCCGGTGATTGGCTACGCACCCATTACCCAAGCTCACGAAGCGAGAACGGCGGGGTGGTCTCCTCAGACGACAATGAACGGCAGGAACTCTACGATGTGGTCGAATGGATTGACGAGTACCACATCGTCATTGGGATCATGGGGCCTCGCTACGCCAAGTCCGGGGCATACCGGCAGCCGCATGGAACCCAGCAGGAACTTTCCCGTTATATCAACAGGGCTGGGATGCCATGTGTGATCACACCGGGCCGGATCACCCTGGACAAGATTGCCTCATCAGTCTCAAACGTCATTGGCATGACCGACCTCATGGCAAAGCTGATGGCATTGGAGATCATTGCCCAGGAGAAGGCGATCTTCCCAGATCGTTACATCATCGGACGGTCGGGCCAGGTGCCGATGATTGTCGGAGGAGAATGGAAAGATGGACGAGAAGGCGAAGTCAACGTGCTGCTCGACGCAGAGCAGATCGGAGAACTTCATTCCACCCCCGGCCAAGGTACGAACATTGCAATCGACCGACTTGAGCGTAATGCCCGAATCTCCACAGGAACGGTCCCGCAGATCGGCGGAGAGTCATACGGTGCTCTTCGCACTGGTAGGGGGATTGACGCTCTCATGGGCGCTGCTCTTGACCCACGCGTACAGGAACTTCAAGAAACAATGGAAGCTCATCTTCCGTATCTGAACGAATGTATCTTCGCCAATTACCGTGGCTACTTCGATGAGCAGAAGTTCACCACCTTCACCGGCTACTCGGGTGACTTTGGCCAGGTTGAGTTCACCCCCAAGGAGCACTTCGAGACATTCGACAACGTGGTGTCCCACTCAATCCCCGGTGCCGATGTCCAGGGAACCACGATCCAGTTGGGCCAGTTGTTGCAGATGAAGGGGATCAGCCTCAATACCTTCCGGGTCAAGCATCCGTTTGTGGACGATCCCGAGGCTGAAGGCCGGCGTGTAGACGAGGAACAGTTGGAAGATGCCGTCATGGCTGGGATCCAACAGCAGGCAGCACAGGGGACTATGCCGATTCTCTATGTGGCCACCATTGAGAAGTACCGCAAAGATGGCCATGACATCTTCGAGTCGATCCGTCGTGCCGATGAGGAGATCCGCGAGCAGCAGGCTCAGGAGATTCCCGAACCAGGCGCAGGGCAGATGATGGCCCCCGAAGCAGCACCAGGACTAGCCGGTGGTCCACCCGGTCCACCTGGAGCACCCGGTCCACCTGGGCAAGAACCTGGGATAGCTGAAATGAAGGCAGCGTTGTTGGCAGGCTCAAATGCCTAGAACGCGACAGACGCAGACACCTAAGGCCCCCGGCATGGAAGCGGGAGCCGGCTATGGCGAGAAGGGTGAGAACATCCAGGCCCAGGATGCGAGCCAGGGTGGCATTGCCCTTCCCCAGAGTCGGGCCTTCGAGACAACGCGCACGCCAGATGGAAGCGTTGCCTCTGCTCGTCCGATGGAGGCCACCACGGAAGCACCCCTGGACATGGCCCAGCAGTGGATTCCAAACATCACCCCCCTGACGGCTCCTGATGACCGCCCCGACCTGGGGCTCCTGGCCGGATCGACCCGGCAACGGCAACAGCAACCCGGGAAGAGGCTTACAA